CATACAATTAAACGTATTAAAATTATACGTTTAACCGTAACTCGCTATCTGTGTGGTCATCCACTTTATGTGAATGATCTCATGGTTGGAGTAACCAAAGATGGTTTTCCAGTTTCTCTTAATTTCTTAAGGGAACTAGCAGATTCGGAGGATCCACAATCATTACGTTTTGTTCTTACATTACTTGGGATTTCCCGAGCAATGAAAGCTGAGGGTAAAGTTAATTATAACTCTATCACAGATCCTTTTAAAGGTATAATAAAATCATTACCAAATAATTTTATTGAATTATTTGTTAAAGATTTTTGTTTACCTTATGAAGATAACAAAATTAGTATACGTGATTTCTTTCTAAATTTGAAATCTGGTCCTTCATCTGGTCCTGCAATTTTACATGCACACCAGTCTACTCGTTATTTTACGGGTAGGAACTTATGGGGTCTTACGACTCTTTTAGGTTCTGATGGAATGAGATGGTTTGTCAATTTATTTTTGAAAACAAAAATCATTGAAAAACAACCTTCTAGAAATAGAAAGTTACATATCATCCATGATCCTGAATTAAAAGAACGGGTTATTGCAATCTTTGATTATATATCTCAGCTTGCTTTTGAACCGTTGTCTAAATACTTATTTAAAGTTTTAGATACTATCCCTCAGGATAGAACTTTTACTCAAGATCCCATTATCTTAAATAAAAAGGAATCTGAACGGTTCCATTCATTGGATCTAAGCGCTGCTACAGATCGCTTTCCAATAGATCTACAAGTAGATTTATTAAATGCTATCGAACGTGCTTCTCCTAGACCTTACCGTAAAATAGGTAACGCTTGGAAGAATTTAATGGTTGCAGAACCATTTTTAGCACCAACGGGTGAGCTACTCTATTATAAAGTAGGTCAACCAATGGGTGCACGTTCTTCATGGGCTGCTTTTACTCTGTCTCACCATTTGGTGGTTCAGTTTGCTGCACATGAATGTAACAGTTATCCTTTTAAAGATTATATTTTATTAGGTGACGATATTGTTATTTATAACGATAAAGTTGCTTTAAAATATAAAGAGGTAATTAACTCCTTAGGAGTTGATTGCTCTCCAAGTAAATCGCATGAAAGTGCTAATACTTATGAATTTGCTAAACGTTGGTTCCGTAATGGAATCGAAATTTCGCCAGTTCCTTTGAAAGGGTTCCTCGCCAACCGGATTAATCCGGCTCTCCTTTTCCAAGATATCTTAAATCTTGTTTACGGAGGGCGTGGTCCTAAATCTGTTATATCTTCATTAGATTTGGGTGTTAGTCTCTTAAGAGCACTGGGTTATACCAGATCTCAACAGAGATTTTACCACCAAATGTTCAGT